ACAGTTTCGTAAGGCCTGGGAACGCAACGAAGATGGTTGTTTAGATAAGGTAATGCTAGACTTTAATAAAATTGAGGAAGTGCTAAGTATACCTGAAGAGGAAGCAGTCATGATTGTTGACGGTCACGGTGACGTAATAGTAGAAGAAGTACATGAACAACCAACTGAGTAATAATATTCTTGACGATGTTACAAAGCATCTTAAAGAAAACTATGATATATTATATATTCAAAAAGTTAAGTATTTTTTAGAGTTGCCTATAAACCAACTTTATAGAGAACTGGTTAAACTTAAAAGAGATTGGTATGCACCCAATCAACGTATTGTTTTAGTTGATTCACTAAGTGAAGTTGATACAAAACCGTTTTACAACTATTTGAATCGTATACTTTCTCACTTGGATATTGATAGTTGTTTCGTACATATTGAGAAATATGGCAATGAAACAGTTAACACAATTACAAACTTTAACATACCCGAATCAATATGTGTTACTCCGTGGATAAATTTAGAAATTAAAAACCAGGGAAATTTAACTCCCTGTTGCCTTTATAACGTGGATGACTATCCAAATGTTAAAAATGTATCAGTTAAGGATGTAGACTATACTGATCTAAGACAACAGTTATTAGATGGTAAGAAACCAATAGGTTGTAGCCAATGCTGGAATAACGAAAAGAACAACGTAAAAAGTAAGAGACTAAATGATGCTTATGTGTATAGAGATAAAATTTTTGATATAGATTACAACGATACTAAAAACAAGAACTTGATTAGTTTAGATATAAAAATTAACAAGACATGTAACCTAAGTTGTCGAATTTGTAATCCATTTTATAGCAGTAAATGGGCAAGTGAAGTCTCTAATAACAAAAAATCTTATCCACAGTTTGCGTCGATACCAATAGTCAAAAATGAGTGGACTGACGTTAACGGTTCAAAAGTTTGGAAAGATCTCGAAGAAATTACCAGTGATCTGTCATACTTAACCGTTTCAGGAGGCGAACCTTTACTTGACAAAACACACTCTAGTATGTTACAATACTTTATAAACAAACAAAGAAGCAGTCATATATCAATCCATTACAATACCAATGCTACCGTATATGCATCAAATTTAATACCATTATGGAGTCGTTTTAAAGAAGTTGAGTTAAGTTTTAGCATAGATAACACAGGAAAAAAGTTTGAGTATGAGAGATATGGAGTTAGTTGGGAAACAATAGTAGATACAATTGAAAAATATAAAAAAATAACAGATACAAATTTTAATTTGAATGTATGGAGTACAATATCTACACTGAATATACTCGACACTTATACATTATTTCAGTTCTGTAGAGAACACAAACTTCCAGTATCGTTTAACCCACTGAACAATCCTGAACAACTAAACATTTGCTTGTTTAACAAAAAGCAGAAGAAATATATATCTAACAAACTATTGAATATTCAAGACGATGAATTTCAAAAGATAATAGAGCCAATTATTAAATCAATGAATAGCTCAAATATGTCAATGGATACTACAAATATGATTGACTATTTGAGCATTACTGACAAGATCAGAAACCAAGATTACAAACAAACGTACGAAGAACTAACTTATATATTATAAGTACGAACAAACATTTAACGAGGAGAACGTATAGTGTCATTAGACTTAGCCGCACTGGTATGGAAAGAAACACGACAATTTATGCACGACACAGGTGATATTCGCGAAGCAGCAGATCACGTTGTTGAAGCATTAATACAACATCACACTGCAGGAGAATTGAGAGAAGCATTCAAATTTGATGGTGCTATAAAACTTGCAGTTGGAAATTATCTTGGAGAAGCAGAAGAAGATGATTTTGAAGAAGAGGAAGAAGATGAATTGCTAAATCAGTATGATGATGATGGCGAATTCAAATACGACGAGTACTAGTATATGTGGTATAGTCGTGTAACAAATAATCTAGCTAATATTCCGCAGTTCATAACACATTGTGAACAAGAACTAGAAGTTGCCAAGAGTGAATGCAGGATTGGTGGACTTGTTGAAAAAAACATTAAACTATTACCAGGCATCACTGAGCAACGTTTTAATCAACTACAAGAGATTGAAGCAGTACTAAATTTTCTAAATATAAAACTCAGACAAATAAGACGAAAACATTTTCAAAAGTATTTGGAAGGATATGCCAGAGCACTAACCAGTAGAGATGCTGAAAAGTATGTTGATGGTGAGGATGAAGTTATAGACTTTGAAACACTTATTAATGAAGTTGCACTACTGCGTAACAAGTATCTTGGCATAATGAAAGGCTTGGATACCAAACAGTGGCAACTAGGACACATAGTACGTCTGAGAACTGCTGGCATGGAAGATGTACAGGTATAGATATGCAATTTAGTAGTTTTTCAAGTCCTCAAGAAAAGTTTGATCATTGTTATGAAAATGTAATATCTTACCTATATGAGTATGATAGTTTTATGGAAAGTGTAGGGAAAGTTGCTGGACTAGGATCTAACAAAGAAGCACTGGAGATGCAATGGTGGGCAAATGCCACAACAAGAGATGAGCAAAAGTTACATTTGAATATCAAATGTACAGTAATCAATAATATCAAAAACCTAAATGTAAAACATAAAAACATAAGTTTACAAAGGGAATCATTTGAAAAACCCAGTAAAGTAAAAAAACCTTTTGATATATTGTGGGCATATGACGTTCTACAGTATGTGACTAATCCTTATGAAGTATTAGCAAATTGGTGGAACATTGCAACTACAGATAGTATGTTGGTTATTGCAGTACCTCAAACTACTAATATTGAGTTTCACAATCAAGAATATCATGCAAAAATAAATCACAAACATCATTATACCTTACCTATGCTAATATACATGCTTAGTGTAAATGGATGGGATTGTAAAAGTGGGTTTTTTAAAAAGTCAATTGACGATCCTTGGTTATATGCTATTGTATATCGTAGCGATATCAAACCAATGGATCCTAATGTTACCAATTTATATCACATTGCAGAAGATACAGACTTATTACCGGACTGTGTAGTTAATAGCATAAACAAGTATGCACTACTGAGGCAAAGAGACCTGGTATTGCCGTGGATAGATAAGAATCTAACAGTCATGGAGAATCACTAATGAAATCTGGTAAAATATGGGGCAACACAGAACTCATACATGCTAACGGTGTGTTAGAGTTTCACCGAATAGAATTCAAAGCAGGTTACAAATGCAGTGAGCATGAACACTGTTACAAATGGAACGGCTTCTTTGTAGAGTCTGGAAAAATGATTGTGCGTGTATGGCAAGATGGCGAGCAACAGGGTCTTGTTGACGAAACCATACTCGAAGCTGGTGACTTTACACAAGTAAAGCCTGGTAAAATTCATCAGTTTGAAGGTGTAGAAGATGGTGTTGCTTTTGAACTGTATTGGGCAGAATTCAATCATGATGATATCAAACGCAGGACTATTGGTTCTAGTTCGTAATGCAAAACAGTGATGCATATACCAAAGAACTTGAACGCTTGCATAGTCGTAAGAGTTTTGGTACTGCAAGTGGTGTGCCGGGTATACTACAAAGTTTCTTAGATGATCGGCCTGATGTAAAAAGCATACTGGATTTTGGTTGCGGCAAAGGTACTCCTCTTCAGAGTCTTAGCAATAAAGATATGACAATTTACAATTACGATCCAATAACACATCCTATCAAACTACCAGAACAAGTTGATCTTGTGTATAGTCGCGATGTATTAGAACATATAGAACCAGAACAAATTGATAGTGTGCTTAACAAGTTATTCACGATTAGCAACAAGTACCAACATCACTTGATTGCGTGCCATCCTGCTAAAAAAGGACTGTCAGACGGTCGTAATGCACATCTGATTATTGAACGACCTAAATGGTGGAAACAAAAGATACAAACTATTCCTGGTTGGAAAATTATATACGACCATATCAAAGGACCCAAACGCAAGGTCTTTAAGAACAATACTGTGATTGACATAGTGAAGTACACAGTTGTGCTAGAAAGAATCAAATGATTACTAAAAACGGAAACTGGTGGGCGCCAAAAGATACCATAGGTAGAGCTGCTGATTACATGCGTGATGAAAACTTCAGTTGCATAAAACCTATAGACTTTGCCGTAGAACATTGCACAAAATTTACAAATGCAATTGATGTTGGTACATGGATAGGTGACAGTACAGTACACATGGCTGGTTTGTTTGAAAACGTAATTGGGTTTGAACCGCATCCGATGGTATACATTTGTTGTGAAAAAAATTTAAAACAACGTGACATAACCAATGCTGAAGTGTATAACTATGCACTCAGCAACGAAAACAAACTTATGACATTGTACAACGGAAAAAGCACATTCTCAGGTTGGGTAAGTGATAAGGAAGATCTTCCAACACAAATACGGGTACATGACCAGCAACAAGTACAAACTATTGTACTAGACAGTTATCATTTTACAGATATAGATTTTATTAAAATTGATTGCGATAGTCATGAGGGATTTGTTGTTGCAGGAGCGGAAGAGTTTTTTAAAACCAACATGCCAGTTGTGCTTATAGAAAACAAAAGCAAAATACACAAGGATAGACAACCAGATGATATGCCTGATGCTATTGAGCTATTAAAAAGCTGGGGATATTATATTAAAGCTCGACCAGCCAAAGCAGACTTTTTACTATTACCAGAGGAATACCGCGACGATGATTGAAGATTTTGATCCAACCAATACAAATTATCCAACACGTAAAGTGGCAGATGTTTTTCCTTTTGAACTAAGCGAAAATTTAGGACATACATGGTTCTTTGATATTGATGGAACAATTACCGAAGTGCAACAACCTCCATACGGAGATGATATATTACTACCCGGTGTTAAAGAAATGTGGAAACAAATACCAAAAGATGATATGATTGTTATTGTAACAGCAAGACCTGTAGAAGAACAAGAAAGAA